CTCCGCCATTATAATAAGCAATGGCACAAGTTTTACAAATACAAAAATCACATTTATTCATAAAGTATCATCTCCGATATGGTCCATACAATTAGTGACTCTTTAAATAGTCTATTACAGACTGAACCGCATTCGCTCCGTCAGAAGCGGCAGTTATGCTTTGGCGAACCTTTTTCGTTCTAACGTCTCCGGCGGCGAAGAAACCTGGGCAATCAGTTACACCAGTTTCATCAGCAGGAATATAGCCATTCCCTGTAAGACTTACAAAATGAAGAATAGAGGTATTAGGAATCATTCCAATTGATACAAAGATTCCTTCTGCAAATATTGGTCCTCTTACTCCTTTACACCATATCCATAGAACTCCATTCGTATCTTTAGTAACTCTTGTTACAGGGCAATCATAATCTATGTAAACATTATGAATTTTTGAAACTCTTTCAAAAGTGGAAGGAGAAGCAGTAACATTACTATCGCACATTAAGATGCGTACTTCTTTACAAATCTTTGAAAGATATTCTGCTTGTGTGAAAGCAACATCTCCTCCGCCGATAACTGCGACACGCTTATCTTTGTATAACGCTCCATCACAAAGCGCACAATAATGTACTGGGACATTCTGGTCAATAGTTTTTAATTCTCTATGATTTGCGCCCAAAGCATAGATAATAGTTTTCGTTTCAAATGATTCGCCGTCTGCACAATAGATACGGTAATAGTCATCAAATTTAAAAATGTCCTCTATTTCGTGCTCCTTGATTTCAACACCATTGGCTTCAAGCTGGTCATGGAGAGACATTGCTAAATCAAAGCCGCTCTTACTTTCTGAACAGGGATAGTTCTCAACAAGAATTGCGTTACCAATCTGTCCGAAGTCATAGCTATCTTTTCCAATAATATCAAAATTAAGATTTGCTCTTTTTGCATATAATGCGGCAGTCATTCCTGCCATTCCATTTCCAAGTATAATTAAATCCTTCATATATTTCCTCGCTCCTTAAATTCAAACCCAGCCTTTTTAAGTGCCTCCATATTGTGAACATTTCTCAAGCAAGCGGCAAACTGATTTTCGCTTGCAAGTTCCACTCCAAGATTCGTACTAAAACGGCTCGGTCTATCAGGAATAAAACGCCCGAACTTCACGATTATCTTTGCTTCGGTTGTTTCATTCTGAAGCCTTAGAAGCAAATTTTCAATCTCATGAGGATAGTATCCTGTATAGATAACTATATCAGGCATCTCTTTAATATCAAAACAAGTTTTGTATAAAGCTTCAAAGACCTTGATAAGTTCAATCATATCATCGAAATCATCAAATGGTTCGAGTCCTCCAAAAACAACCGCCTTGGTTATTGGATTTTCATAGAACCTTGTTGCTATTTCTACTAAATTCATATCAATTGTGGGCGCGAGTGCAAGGTCAGAATTCTGACAAACATTACGGCCGCACTCTTTATCACATTTGAAAGTACAATGGGGCATACCGATAAACATTGATGGCTTTCTATATTGAACAAAGTCTTCATCAATTAGATTCTTTATTTCCATCATTACTCTCCTTTTTAAACTCCGCAAAAGTCCACATATTAGGATTGTCATATCTCCCAAAAGTATCTTCATATATCTGACCGAATATATCTCTTAATACCTCTAAGTCTTGCGGCGATATTTCATACTTTACATTTATCTCAATTTTCTCTGGAGGAGTTAAAGGAGAAGGCAGCTAAGTTGCTGCCTCCTCACATAGCTTATTAATCCTCTCCCTCTCTTGTGGTGTTAGTAGGGTCATATTTAATCTTCTCCCATCTTCTCATCTTATACTCTGCCTTTCTTGCCTTTGTCCAAGTCTTAACAGGAGTTAAGAAACCAACGACACGAGTATACTCTGTTGCAATAGGCTTACCGCAAATAGGACAAGTAGTTCCATAGAAAGAGTGGTTGTCTTCGCAAGCCTGAATCTTTGTATTGAATGCGAAATAGGTTACGCCCTGGTCTGCGATATATTCAACCATCTGTCTTGCAGTTTCATAGTTCTTGAATGGAGCATCAATGTTCGCATGAAGAATTGAGCCACCATTGCAGAATCCGTCAAACATAGCTTGAACACGAACTCTTTCCTGTAAAGTAGCCTTAATACCAAGTGGCATGAACTGATTACCGTAAAGCGGCAAATCGTAAATATCAGCATCAGGATAGAAGAACTGGTCCTTCTTCATTAACTTAGCAGCGGCGTTTTCACCCAATCTGTTACTTTTATGACCAAATATCTTTAGAAGAAAAAGTAATTTGATATTTACTTAAATCTTCTTTATTATTTAATAACCATCTTTTAAATTTATCACTTCTAAAACCTAAATCTTCATCATAAATAACTTTAAAAGTTAAATTATGTTTTTTGCAATATTCTTCTGCGGAAGATACCTCTAAATTAAATCTTTCTTCATCTTCATATAATAAATGCTTTTTAGGTTTTAATTCAATTAAAATTTCTCCATTTAAAAATACGTCTGGAGTATAATGATGATTATTAGGTAGTTTAATTTGAAATGGTTCAATATCATAAAAAGAAATATCTTTATTGTTTTCTATTTGTATCAAATAACATAGTTCTAACAAACTTCTGAAAAAGAATTTTTTATTATTTTTAATAGAGTAAAAGAATCCATTATATCCACGTCCCATATTGGCATTTTCATACTTGCCATCTTTCCACGCTTGAGATAATTTTATTCTTGTTTCTTCGCTAACTTCATGCTCTGAATAATATTTTAATAAACTTTCAGAAATCTTATTTTTAATTTCTGGAGTCCTTTCATAGGGAGTAATTTTTCTGCCTTTTGACGCGGCACCAATTTTTGCTTTTCGTTCATCTGAAAAAGTTTTTCCATAAGACGAATTTCTGCGTCCTGTTTTAGATTTTGTATCAATGCCCATTTTTATCATATGTTTTCTTGTAGTAGAATAAGTCATATTATAAAGGGCGGCGATTTCTCCTATCAAGAGATAATATTTATTAAACAATATTTCAAAACCACTTTCATCTTTATTTTTGATTTTTTGAATTAGTTCTAAATCGTCTTCTATAATTAAAGTGGTTTATTATTATTATTTATGATAATTAAATCCCCATCAATTTTAGCGACTCCAATTTTAAAGCCTGAACTATTTAATATATCCATTTCATTTCAACTCCTTTATATATTTGGCGGAAATGGTTCTTCTTTAAAGAGTCTTTACTCTTGACCATTTCTCTCACTCTTCAATATATAAGTGAGTTCAGACTATCGCATCTCCAATATTTTCAGTCAATTTGGAGGTTCCACATTTAGTCGTTCACGCTACCATTACGCTTGCGCCCTGTTATCTTTATAAGAAACGCTAACTTATAAAGAACTCCAAGTCAATTAGTGGAACTTTTTATTTTTCGTGGTTTATTTGACGTTATGCCACGCATTCCCAGTGATGTTTAGGAATCTGCTCTGTGTTAATCTTATAATCATAGCCGCCTTCCTCAAGAAACTTATCAGCAACCTCTCTCATGGTATCGAAAATCTTCTTGCCGAAGTCTGCGGCTTCCTGAGTGTAATAGGTGTTGCCGAGTTTGTCCTGATATGTGCAACCGAACTTCTTCATTGTCTCATAGATACCAATGAAACCGATTGTATTATAAAGGTGTTCAAAATCAATAAGACCATATGAGAAATTAGGAAGCAATCCTTTCTCAACGTTTCTTTCAATGATATGGCGGACAACATGAAGTGAACGAACAACGCAAAGTGTTCTTGCCTTCAGCTCTTCAAGATACTCTTCTTTTGTGTTTGTATCAAGTGCAAGTCTTGCAAGATTAATTGTATTAACCTTAACAGAACCAACCTTCAAAGCAGTACCACCGATGGAATTAAAATCATGTAATCCCACATTTCTGTGGGCACTGACTATCTCTTATACTTACATATCCTGTGTAAGCATATCCCCATTTCCACTTACGTATCAATAGTAAGTGTACTCCTCTTGGCGAGGATAGTCGATACAGGTTCCTTTTCACCTTTTGCTCTACCTGTTTTTAAAGGATAAGATAGAGCAGAATTTTTATAATTTCTTCCAGCATTTATGTGTTTTATTGTTCCTTCCGATACATGAAAGTATTCTGCAATAGTCTTTATTGTAAATTCCCTATTAAGTAATAACCATTGTATATTATCAACCTCTTCTGGTAATAAATGATATGGTGTTCCTTTTCTAATTGGATAATCAACATAATCCATTTTATGAGTTATACCATTATTAATTGAAGTAATCATTTGTGTATTAACATCATATTTTTCTGCAATTTGTACTTGTGTTAATTTACTCCATTTTAAATCATCAATAATATTATATACTGTTTCATCAAGTATAACGCTTCTTGGATGATTTTCTCCATAAAACGTTGGTGGTTCTTCGCCACCATCTGTCAAATTATATCCATTAGGAAGTTTACAATTCAATTTTTTTATCCAATATTTCTCCTTTTCATTATAATCTTCAATATCTTTTTCTAAAATTTCATAATAGAAGTTTTCTTTACCTAATGCTTCTATTGCATCATGAATAGGAGAATTATCAACATTTGTTTTAGCTCTTGATAAATGAGCTATAAATCTACGTTGTGGGTCTATTGCTTGACCTACATAAACTTTATTATTAATTTTATTTTTAATTACATAAATGCTTTTCTTCACTATATCACCTCTCTAGCTGAGAGAAATTATAGATGAAAAGACTTCCCACGGGATTGCCATACCTATGTCTCACGACAGGGCTTCAGGTTTCCCCGTTAGCATACTTTAAAGTATACCCCAGAGATTACTGGTAAAGGGATAATAGGGCATTTATTACATACCCAAGGTCACGAATATCACTCTTAAGGCGGCAACAGTTAGAAAGACTTGAAACATTATCATCAATAAAGAGGTTTGAGTCACTCCATTTAATATTATGTCCAATAGCCCACTCCGCAAACTCAGGGTCGAGGAACTCTCCATTCTTTCTTATAAGTGAAATTGTAGAAACAGGGAAAGTAAACATATTCTCTGAACGAATATCGCTCATAGCTTTCATATAAAGTTTCTGGAAGTCCATAATACCATCAATGTGGTCAACCATGTCTTCACCGTTAGGGAACTGTGCTCCGCCGAAAAGTGCCATAAGATACTCTCTGTCAAATACAGATGTATTTGTAAAAGCAGACTGCTGACCCACGTTATCATAATTTTCATTATGCGCTGACTATTTTTTATTACTTAATTAAAAGTAATATTACTCTTTCCCCCCGCGTATCAATAGCGGAGGTACTCCTCTTCGCGAGGATAGTCGATACAGGCTTCATTTAATTATTTGCTCTAAGTGGATAGATAAGATTATCTCTCCTATACATTTTTGTTGAACCATTTTTAATACCAATTATTATATTTGGAGCTACATTATATTGTAATGCAATTTGCCTTAGACTTATTTTTGTCGTAGAGATTAGCTCTATAATTTCTGAAACTTGATGATAAGTTAATTGACCAGCGTTTTTTGTAGCCCGATATTGTCTAATTGGATAAGAAATATTATCTTGCTTATGGTAAGCTCCACTATTTATTCTTGAAATTGCCCTTCCCTCTACTCCATATCTTTTTCCAATATCTTCATAAGAAAAATAACTAAACTTTAATGCATAGATAATTTCTTCAATATCTTCTTGAGCAAGTTTGCCAGTTGGATTAGGATTTTTTCTTAGTGGATATTCAATATTTGAATTATAATAAGTATTTCCTAAATTAATATCACTTACGCAAGAGGGAGATACATTAAATTTTTTCGCAATATCTCTTATACTATTTTTTGTAAATCTTAAATCTGAAACAATTTTTTCTAATTCTATATTAGTTTTAAATTTTGCTTCAGGATGTTCAATACCTTTAAAAAGAGGCGGTTCATTTCCTCCTTCAAGAATATTATAGCCATTTGGTCTTAAAGAATTATATTTAAGTATATAATATTTTTCTCGTTCATTATAATTTTTTATTGGACCTTCTAATATTGACATAGTAAAATGTTCTTTACCATATTTTTGTATAGCTAAATCTATTAAACTATTATCATTATTAGGGCGGCAATGTTGATTAAATCTATATTTAGGGTCATTGGATTGACCAATATAAACTTTATTGTTGATATTATTTGTAATTATATAAATATATTTTTCCATCTATTCACCTCCTTTAATTTATTTTATTAGAGCAATTAAATGATTCCCACGAGATTACCATACCTATGTCTCCCGACAGGGGCTTCAGGCTCCCTCGTTAGCCACTATTTAAGTGACCCCAGTGATTACTGGAAAAGTAATAAATGGACAGTTCTAATTAGATTCTATCCCTTACGCATGGTTGGTTAACGGCATAGATAAATCTCTGAATGTTTTGATAAGCATACTCGTCCCATTCAGTAATGCCGAAGTAGGCTTTCTTCTGGTCCTCTTTCCAGAAGTAATACATATAGGGAATAAGGTTAGGTAATCCGACTGCCGTCGGAACTCCTATGTTTCCATAGGAACTGACTGGATTTTCCTACGACCTTTGTCGCAGTGTTTCTCTGTCCCCCTGCGTATCAATAGCAGGAGTACTCCACTTAGCGTGGATAGTCGATACAGGCTTCATTAGAATTTTCGTAAAGGATAGGACAGTCCTTCTCGAAAATATTTTTTGGATGTGCCACGATTAATGTTTTCAATAGCACGTCTATCTACATTATATTTTTTTGCTAAAGACTGAATACTTTCTTTAGTTTTTAACAAGGCTTCAATAATTTCAGTTACTTGTTCATAAGTAAATAAATTTATTCCAGAACTTTTCCAATTACGAATTGGATATTGAATGTTATTTCGATGATGAATAATACCATTATTGATTTTTGATATAGTATGAACTTCAACATTATATTCTCTCGCTATATCTCCATTAAAACGATATGTGTATTTAAGTAAATCTATGATATTATCTACATCTTCTTCTGTCAATTTACCATTCATATTTGGATTTTTTCTAATTGGATAAGTTTCATTAAGAGATGCTCTACTAATACCTTGATTTATTCTTAACACTTGTTTTTTTGAAATACTATATTTATCTGCCAATTGAGATAATGAAATATCTGTTTTTAACAAGTCTCGTTTTAATTTGACTACATCCGTGTCTGAGATTTTTACATTTGGATGATTATCGCCATAATGTATTGGTGGAGTTTCTCCTCCTTTTAAAATATTATATCCAAAGGGTTTTAATGAATTATAATATTTTATCCAATATTGTTCTCTTTCATTATAGTTTTCTATTTGAGATTCAAGAATCTCAAACCAGAAATGCTCCTATCCATATTTTTGAATTGCCTTATCAATTAAAGAATTATCGTAGTCTCCCTTACAATGAGATTTGAATCTCTGTTCAGAATCTAAGGATTGTCCTATATATACCTTAGTGTTAATATCATTTCTAATAATGTAGATGTCTTTTCTAATGATTCCCACGGGACTAACATATGAATTATTCATTCACTTAGCCTCCCCCGTTAGCCGCAAATGCGACCCTGCTGATTAGCAGAAAAGAAACATATGGGCGCAGCAAATTCACCCGAAGTTCTATTACTTGCAAAGTTAATAAACTCTTTTATGAAGTCTACAAAAGTTGTAAGGTGCTTTGGTGGCTTAGCATTGAAGGTATCGCCAAGGAAATAAAGTCCCTTCTCAGCCAAATCCTTTAAATCATACGCAAAACAATAAGACTTAAAGGTTGCTGTATCTCCGTCGTGTATATAGATTTCTCCCGTCCAGTCGCGGCGAAGCCATTCGTTAGCAGCCTTAAAGCCATATGCTTTCTACATTTCATAATAAATCTTCTAAAAAGCCATAACCTTTCTATGAGGCTTAGGCATTTCTGAAAGAAGTGTTACAATATCCTTTCTTCTTACGTTACTGTTTGAGTCAATAGAGCTATCTGCTACAACCGGCTCATCAACAAAGTTGTCAATAAACTCACCAAGAGAAAGCTGGTCATCACCAAAACCATTAAGGTATGCAAGTTCTGTACCATACTCATTCTGTAACTTATTCCACTGTGTCGTAAAATTCTTATTCTTTCTACCAATATTAGGCATTGTTATCACCTACCTGTTTTACCCAAGCGATTGCTCTGTTAAAGTCAAGAATGTGTCCATCTTCAATTGCAATAATCGGTACGCTATCGAAACCAGTACTCTTGCAAATCTGATAAACCTTGTCCGTATCTGTCACTTCCGTGTAGTTAATATTAGCCGCTTCGAGCTTCTTTTTTAATACCTTACACTTGGGACAGCCAGTTGAATAAAGTGTAACTTCCATAGTCCTTCACTCCTTTTTATTTATTCTATAATAATTATACCACCTTAAACTTAAAAAGTCAAGATATGGTAATTATAAAGTAAAAAAATAATGGTCGGACTCTAAGAATTTTGCGTCATTCGAGTCGAACCATCTATTTTTATTATTACCATTCTGCCGGCACAAGGTCTGCGGCAATACGTTGCTCTCCAGTTTTGGGAAGTAGGAATAATGCAACTTCAATACCGTGACAAGCATCTTCCATCTTACCTTTTACTGCAAGTTTATCACATACCTCGTTCCACTTATCGCCTGCGTGACCACGCACTTTTACGAACTCAACGGAGCAAAAACGTCTCTTGATATTTTCAAGGATTGTTTCAATATCCTTAATAATCTCAACATTCTCAATAGGCTCGTGCTTCTTCCCTCTGGTCCAGCCATTTGCTTTCCAGCTGTTTATCCAAGAAGTAAAAATGTTGATACAGTATGCAGAGTCAGAATAAACTTCAACTGTCTTACCAGTATAACCGAATGAAAGAAACTTACGGAGACCATTACGAATTGCTGTTAACTCCATCGCATTATTCGTGGTCATATTTTCGCCGCCATAGGCTGTCATTACTTCTTCATCATTCTCATCAAGAATGGCATATCCCCAACCACCGGCTTCACGGACATACTCACCGTTAACCTTTCTCATTGTTGCGGCGCCATCAGTGTAAATCTTAAAATCAGGCATTTGTACACTCCTCTCTCTCTCAGTTCAAAATGCGAACACTTATCTTCGAGTTTAAAGCAGGGAATACCATTGGTAATCATTCCAAAGCCTCCGTTGCCATCAGGATAGGAGTTAAGATTAATCCAACCAGTTGCTATTTCTCGTCTCCTATAAAATTCAAACCAGTCAACATTATCCTGTCGAACCGCGGCGGCGCAACCTACATATTCAGAGTTCTCTGCTTTTCTTGCATATTTACAATGCTTACATTTTAAAAGTGAATCACTCATATGAATTCTCCTTTCATTTAATTCTATAATAAGAATATCATATTTTTTATAAAAAGTCAAGAAAAGAGGGTAGTTGCCTGCCCTCATATAAGTATTATTTAACTTGCCACGTCATCATTTCTTCATATAACTCATGAGCAAAAGAGTTACCTCCTATACTACTATAAGCATTATATAGTGAGCATAGGTCCTCCTTAGTTCTCATATCCAATGTTTTGCTATCACAATGCTCAAAATAAATCTCGGTTATTGAATGTCTAATAGCAGATTTATTTATCTCACGTGTTTCCTCACGATAGTCCTCAATTCTTTTATCCATATCGTCCAATCTCTTGTTCACGTCTTCAATCTTCTGCGTTAAATCATTCTTTAAGTCCTCAACAGAACTTTTTATCTCTTTTCCAAAATTAGTAAATGCTTCGATAGCCGCTTCATTTTTCTCCTTCTCTCTCTCCAATTCATCCTTAAGTTCCAAATCACTTTGGTCAGGCTCCTTTTTCGCCTTTATAATATCTACGATAACCTTTCCGACTATAGTAATAACAGAACCTAAGCCGGCGGCAATAGCTGCGATAATTACTTCGTCCACTCATCTCACCTCCGATTTAATAAATCATTGTGATATTTATTACAAACTCTATAAGTAGGATTTGTAAATAAAGACTCAAAAGTGAGATTATCGTAATCCCAATAGGGTACTCTTATCAAAGGTATCCTCTTCCTTAAACAGTATGCGTTTTTACGCCTATCCCACTCTTGAGTCTGTTTAAATTCAGAAATTGTTTTTTGAAAATATGGGACTCTGTGAAAATGCTATTCACCGTCAAATTCTATCAAGCATACTAACTATTTTCCTTTAAAAACCGCAAAGTCAAACCTAAGTAAATTACCTTTTAAACTTTTTAAATCAGGGAAACTTACTTCTCTCTGAAAAGAGATAAAACGAGAACGCAAAAGTTTCTCAATTTTTTCTTCGCCTTTTGACATTATATATCCCCGAATCTTTTAACTGGTCTCTTAGGCTTTGGTGGCTTAGGCGGGAAGTATGGAGATAATGGAACTTCTCCCTGCTCGATATGGAAAGTAGCAACATGATAGTATTTATTAGCTTCTTCATCAATAGGAATTCCATATGGGAATTGCTTTGCCAATCTGTGAATTGCTTCTTCTGGAGTTTCCTTATTCCAGTCATACATATCACAATTTAAATTGGCTGAGAAATGAGTAGTGTTAATAATGTCTTTTCTTGGTGGTGGTGGTGGCTTCTGAGCATTTACAATCATCTCTCTCCATTCAATAAGACCAAGCTGAATTTCTTCAAGAGATTTGTCTGCCAACTCATACTTAACACCGTAAAAGGCTTCTTCACAAGACTTAAGTTCGTAAAGTTCTGTCTCCTTATTATACTTCAACTGAATGAGGATATAATGGTGACCTTCAAGGTATACTACATTTACATAGTTAATACCATTGAACTTTGCAAGGAATAAGCAGCCTTTATTATCTGTATTATTGAACTCAACCTCTTTAGGGAAATATTTCCTTTCGTCTGCGAGAGGGAATCCAACAAACTCTGGAATTATAAGATACTTATCTGTAATCTCATAACTTGCCTGTGGTGCGCCAAGACTATTTTGAATTAAAGTTACCGTCTTAAGATAATCTTTCTTGAAGCCACACATCTCAAAGTGATTACAAGTAAAACAGCGAGGCTGTACCTGTGTATGCTTTGGTGGTAGCTGGCGAGGAATTGGCGCGAATATTGGTTTCTTAGGGTATGGCATACGAGGAACCTTCATTTCAACTGGTTCCTATGTTCCTGGTGGGTTTGGAGTAGGTCCAAACTGCGGTCTGATAATTGGCTCTGGCTTGAAAGGCGGCACAGACTTAGGAGTATCGCAAGGACCATCATCATCAGTAGGATAGTGACTCTAACCTGGCACTGGAATAGATGGCGGAGTCTGGCATGGAGCCTCAAAATCATAAGGATATGGAACCCCTGTTTCAAATTCATAACTGCCGTGCATTTCTTTTTCACCTCACTGTAAAAAAAATGAGGTAGGGTTCAACCTACCTCTACTAATATAATGTAGTTTTAAAAGGATAATGGTCTAATCTTTTACTTAGTGAGCTGACTGAACTCGCAATCATCGGCTCTCTTATCATCACGCCATTTTTCAATTTTGCCGTGACGGAGAGTGTAATCATTGTCGATATGCTCGATTTCCATTGCTGTAAGTTCTGCAACCTTGCCAATCCACTTATTAGGATTTGTTACAATTTCTTTCTTCAATTCATCAGTAATACCGCTAATCCAAGCGATGTGACGAGTTTTACCATTATCTTTTACAGAGAAAGATACTGCACTTGCCCAATGGTAGAAGTAAGGCTTCGTAACTGGTTCAACAGGAACGCCGTTTTTGTAATCTTCAAACATACAAGTATTGAACTTTTCACCTGTCTTTGCGTTCTCCCAGAAGGTCCAAGTCTGGATTTCCTTACCGGTATAAAGACGGGTTGCAGTTTTGTAGTCACCGTCGATAAATGCGTCGATTGTATCTTCAAGTTCCTTCTTCATCTTAAGAGTCATCCACGCTGTTCTTTTGCCACAAAGATATTTGCAATCCTCACGAGTAATAACGATACCTTCACCGCCTGCCGCAATAACCTGACCGTAAAGATTCCAAAGGTCTTCACCCATTAGATACTGAGCAGTTTCAACAAAGCCAAGGTCTTTAAACATTTCAAGGTTTACATAAGTTGTTCTCGTAGAGAAAGGTTCGTCGATAAGAGACTTACCGCCCCAAGCAACTACATCAAAAATATAGAAATGAAGTTTACCGTTCTTAAACTGTCTTTCAAGACACTTATCCTTAAGACAATTTAATACAGATGTAACCTTGCGGCTACCTTCGTTATCAGGGAAGTAGATTTCTCCTACAAGAGCAGTACCGTTAGGAATAGAACGAAGTTCATCACAGATATGAGGAACCCATTCTGCCTTGTCCTGATAGCCGCCATTGACAGACTCTGTGCGGCTTCTCATGTGGAAGTTGCCGTCCATGTCACGAATAATCATATTCCAAGCGCCATCCATCTTACGGGCACCGAGATAACGATTTGACATTACAAGCTCTTTTGCTTTTGCTTTCTTATCACCTTTGAATGCGGCAGTGAAAGCGTAATATTTCTGAGGGGTCATATTCCAAAAGTCAAAACCATCAATTATAATTTCCATGCACATTTCTCCTTTTCATTTTCTATTATTATTATAAAATAATTTTTTCAAAATGTCAAGTATAACAAGCCTGTTTTCCTGCTTCTCTTATAACTTCTTTGTCAGTAATCCAGTCAAAGTCAACTTTATCAAGTTCAATGGTAGTATCTGGACAATAACCAAGAAAACTTGCTTCGTAGATATATTCCTTAATCATACCATTAATTTTAGTTGTTTTATTTTCAACTTCAAAAACAACCCATTTGCCATTTTCATCTTTAAAACCAAGGCAAAGTCTTTCATATTTTTTAAGGGGTTTATTGTCGCCCTTAAATACGACTTCCCAACCGCGACCCTTACCTTTTCCTACACTATACTGGATAACTTTAATCATTCTTCTTCCTCCACAAAAGTCTCTTCAAAAATAGTAGCTTCCTGCATTAACTCGTCAAGCCCTCTATTATTATCAATTACAACATCGTACTGATAATTCATAACATTATCGTCTGCATGGTTACCGAGTAATTCAAACTCTCCACGCTGAACAAGAATTGTAAGTGCGCCGTAGTCGTTAACAAACCTTGCAATCTCTTCAGGCTCGCGGCAATCGATAAATAAGAGGTTGGTATCACTCTATTCATAAATCTCAATGAAGCCCTTGACCTTCTGATATGGAAGGTCCTTCCAACGAGTGAGGGCATCCTTAAGGTCTGAAAGGAATCGTCTATCCTCTGGAGTCTTACCTCCGTCCCAACCGAACAGCTTTGCAACTTCCTTTACATATGTAATAGTAGAAATGACTTTTACTTTCTTTCCTCTTGCCGCGGCAATCTTCTGCACCATTGTTTCAAATGTAGTTTTACCTGACGCTCCACGCCCATTAACAATCGCTATTTTCATCTTCATCTTCCTCCTGAGGTAATGTATTCTTATCAAAGAAATGAATTTCATTTATAATTTCATTTTTTGAATTAAGTGCGAATTTATTTACCATATCAATATATTCTTCATTATTTATAATATTTAATTCAGAAGGAACATTGCGAGTATCAACATAAATTCTTAAATTATCGGTAATGAACTTTGCCGCTTCTTTATTTTCAACAACATACATATGAATGTTGCCTTCCTTTGAGGATTTCAAAATGAAGTTGAAAACAGGAAAATCATTCTCATTACCTTCGAGTTTAAAAATAACAATTGGAACTGTCTTGTCAATTACTTCTTCCCAATCTGAATCAAGATAATTGTCCTCTCTTGTTTCAAGGAAAAGACTCCATAATTTACTTTCTGGCTTAAGATAAAACTCTTGTGCCATTGTGAGTGAATCAGGTAAAAACCTTTCAATCGGATTGAAGATTTCAATAAAAGTCTTAGAGTAAGAGTTTAGGTCAATTACATTATAAATAGGATGATAGCCAGTTACGAAGACAACCTTCTTCAACTTTCGTGCTTTACGATAGCCTATTACTGGGATATCCTTAAAGAATTCTTTCTCTTCTGGAGTGTCAACATTACCGAGAATTTTAATATCAATGTTTCTCTGTAAAACAGAGCCGGCGCCGTAAATCATACGGTAAGCCAAAAACGAATAGATATCTTTGTCATACTTAATTACAAATGTATAATTATGTTTTATTTCATAATCATATCTTGTAATTATTTCTCTGATTGCACTTCCAATAGAAAAGTCTGCGTCCTTCTATTTATCATTAAAGAAAGGACCAACAAAATTAAAATGATTTATTGCTCTGAGTTTTTTAATACGCTCAGACATTTCAATATTTAACATCGTGTGTTTCACGCTCCTTTTCTTTGATACTTTCATTATATCATAATCAATTTAAAAAGTCAAGATTTGCATTTAATCGCTTGACTTTTGAAGGGAAAGAGTGCTATAATATAATAAGGAGTTGATGATAATGACTTGTGCATACAAACTCAATGATAATTTATTGGAAAGGAATGCAGCGAATTTAGTATTCTCATTAAAAGAAATAAATTCAAGCATTTTTTTATATAGAGAAAATGAAAGAAGAGTGAATGGTAAATCTTTAATAGGTATATTATCTTCACGCTTTATGTAGGGAGAAACAATTAAAATTTTAATTGATAACTCTGAGGAATTGAGTAGAGTAAAGGAGATATTTAATGAAATTGGAACTGAAGTTCCATAGGAGGCGATTTGATGGATTACAAGATGTTCAAACCGCAGGGCGGCATTCCTGCAAACAAGAATGTAGTCTCTCTTATCAAGGAGTCTTTAGCAAAAGATGGCATTAAGATTAGTGCCCCTTTGAGATTCATTGGTTTTGAGGCTGCACCTGGTACGCAATTCTATCTTAATGGACAGACAGATTCGGACCTTATGGAAGTTCCTTCTGGCGGCAATTTTATTACGCCATTCAATGGAGAAAGGGGAGCTAATGTTCATTATCTTTCTTTTAAGAATAGTTTTAGCGACGCAATCTATTACATTATTTAAGAGGTGATATAAATGGAAATGATGGGTACATTTAATCCTTTCATAGGTGGAGGCGTATCGGAAGATAAAATTGCAAGGGCTGAGATTGCTGCTATTAAAGACGGAGAAACGCTTGATAGCTTTTCTGATGTTGAAAATGCTCTTGCGAACAAAGCTGACATAGCAGATATACCAACAGTGCCAATAACAACTATTTAGAAAAATGGTACAAATATTATACCAGTTGAGGGTACGGTAAATATTATTGTCCCAACGACAGCGGCAGACGTATCAGCTCTTCCTAATACGATTAAATATGCAACAGCGCTTAATCTTACAATTAATAGTTAGACTTTTGTTATTACAGGTCAACTTAAAGACCAGAATGGAGATAACTTAGGTACAACGCAAACAATAGATTTACCTTTAGAGAGCGTTGTCGTAGATGGTTCTTATGATAGTTAGACAAAGAAAGTCGTTCTTACTTTACAAAATGGTAATACAGTCGAGTTTAGTATTGCCGACCTTGTTTCTGGTTTATAGACAGAGCTTTCAGAAAGTAATAAGTTGAATCCAGCATATATCAACTATGATAGTACACATAGGGCTGTTAGTGATACTGAAAAGTCAACTTGGAATGGCAAGCAATCGGCTCTTACAACAGAACAACTTGCTGCTGTAAATAGTGGAATAAACAGTATAAAAGTTGCTCAGATTGAGACTAATAAAAACGATATTGTAAATATTAAAGATGGAACAAATATTGATAGCTTTAGCGATGTTGAAGCTGCTCTCAATAACAAGGTTGATAAAGAAACAGGCAAGGGACTTTCAACTAATGACTATACTACAGTCGAAAAAACAAAGCTTGCTGGTATTGCTGAAGGTGCAGAGGTCAATATTCAATCTGATTGGAATTAGGCAGATAATTCTAAAGATGATTACATTAAAAACAAACCTACAATTCCAACTACTGCATCCGAAATTTCTTATGATAATACCACATCTCATCTCGAAGCAACTAATACTTAGGCGGCAATTGATGAACTTGCAGCAATTACTTATCCAAGTATAAACATTACCGCGGATAGCGGCGCAATAATAACTGCAACAAATGGAGCAATAACTCTTACTGCCACAATGGAATAGACTTCTCTTAAGATGTTAATTCCTTCATATGGTAAATGGACTTTCTCTGCTTCTTTAAATGGAAAAGTCATTAGTAAAATAATTAACTTTACAACATCTAAAATTTATGATGTTGAATTAACTTTTGATAATGTTTATGGTGTTGAATGGGGATTAACTGGTCAAACTTTATCAAGAACAGGTGCCGCGGCAGAGTTTACTAATCCAGTACCATATGTAAATAATGGTATGAGTGCTGAAGATTGTGGCTCACCATTTGATAATCTTTATCCTTGGAATGGAATGGTGAGAGAAACAGTTGATGGGAATGAGGTTGTTAAAATTCCAAAATTTTGGTATAAAATTGAGAAAACAAATTCAAAACTTTCAATTTAGATTGCCGATGCTCCAAGGGCTGGTTTTAATGTAAGTCCCGCACATAGAGCAAGAGGCTCATATCCTGAACAAGACTATGTTTATATTGGACGTTATCATTCTGACAGTAATTATAAATCAACAAGTGGTGTAATTCCGATTGCAAATATTACCAGAGCAACAGCGAGAACTAATTAGGCAGCAATAGGAAGCGGATATCATCAACTCGATTTTAGTCTTTGGATAACAATTTGGATGTTATATCTTGTTGAATTTGCCAACTGGAATACATAGTCAATGATTGGCTGTAATTGTGGTAATAGCAGTTCAAAGGAAAATACTGGGTCTACAGATGCTATGCCATATCATACTGGAACTATGTAGGCTTCAAAAACAACATATGGAGTTGGAGTTCAATATAGATATATTGAAGACCCTTGGGGCAATGTATTAGATTGGTGTGATGGAATTACTTTTGGACCTGACGAAAATAATAATGCTGGAGAGGGTATTTATTGCTTTGAGGACTTTGAGAATTATTCAGATAGTTATAGCGCATCTGGTGCAGTATTAGTTGGACGAAGAGCTAATGTATCAAATTATATTCAGGATTTTGATTAGTCAAATGTTAGCGGATTTGATTGGGTGTTGTATCCTGGAAATGGTGATATAGCAAGTAGTCAAAGTCAAGTACCTGATTACTGCAACTTCAATGCTGCTGGTGTTGTGTTGTGCGTTGGTGGTGACTATGGCCAGAGCGCGTACTACGGTTTGTTCTACCTGAATGGGAGCCACACGGCTTCCTTCCAGTACGACGGCATCGGCGTCCGACTACAGAAGATACCTTCAATAAATTAAAATAACGTAATTTTTTACGTTAATATAAATAGTACATTAGCTTGTACTAATGACATAATAAATTCTAACATAAATGTTTAGTATTAACTAAACGTGGGGATGACTACACGGTCATGTTCATGTTTGGTTCACCTTCTGCTAAAAAAACATACCTGATAACTGCAACTTCAATGCTACTGGTGTTGTGTTGCACGTTGGTGGTAACTATAACCAGAACGCGAACCACGGTTTGTTCTACCTGAATGGGAACAACACGGCTTCCAACCAGAACGGCAACATCGGCGTCCGACCAATTAATATGTAATCCTTAATATCTCTTTGTGTAGTCATTCGCTCACCACTTGGTGAAGATTATGGATAAAACGTGGCTTAGTAGGTTAAATCTCGAAAAGCCACATACCATATTAATTAAGGAAGTGAAGAAACTGAAAAGAATTGGATATCTCCGGGAACCTTTTATTAGTAATGAAAATATTTTGAAGGCTATTAAAGAAGTTAACAAAACTCATAGAACAAGTCATGGGAAACCTAATAAAACTGTTATATGGGTTGAAAAAAATCTTGAAGAATGTATTATAAAACTAAGAAAATTGGTTGAAAATGATTTTCAACCAAGCCCAACTAAAGAAAAACGAATTTATGATAAAAGTGCATAGAAGTATAGGATAATTCATGAGCCACCATTATGGCCGGATTAGTATATCCATCATATGTTAATTTAGGTTTTAGAACCAATTATGATGAGAGGAATGGATTATTGGTGTTGTGCTTCAATTCGAGGAAGAGGGACTTAGCGAGGCATTAAAGGTATTAAAAAATGGATAAAAAATACTGATAATACTCGTTTTGCCGCAGAACTCGATATTTATCATTTTTATGAAAGTTTAAAACCAAGAATAGTAATGAAAAGAATGAAAAAATTAATTAAAGACAAGAGGATTCTTGCTTTTATTAAGATTTTGATTTCTAAAGGAATTACAATTGGTGCTTACTTTAGTTAGTGGTTTGCTAATACAACTCTTCAAGAACTTGACAATTTTATTCGTTAGAAATTGAAAATCCATTATTACATACGATATATGGATAATTTAACTTTGTTTAATAGTAATAAAGTTTATTTACATTACTGTGTTTCATAGATTAAATCCAAACTTTCTTCATACAAACTTAGATTAAAAACAAATTGGCAAGTCTTTCCAACAGACAAGCGATTAACCTGTGCATTAGGATATCGTTTTGGGAAAAATTTTCTCTTATTAAGAAAACGCTCACTCTTTAAATTAAAAAGACATTTAAAAACAGTTATTAAAAAGAAAATTCTTCATAAGCGAATTGGTTTTAGGCTGGCGGCAGGATTGATTGCTCGAATAGGATAGTTAAAATGGTGTAATCATTACACTATTTCAGAGAAATATATTCCAAATTGGATAGATAGAACGATGAAACAAATTGTAAGTAGTAGTAGGAGGCGATTAAATGTTAGAATATAGCTTTAAAAAGGGAGAATTTGAAGGTAATGAGGCTGTAATTCTCTCTATCATTGGTGATAAAATAGATTACCCCATTGGTCATTATCAAACCTTCACTTTGAAAGACGAATATATAGAAGTTGTTGAGTCTTGTAAAATTGAAAGACTTATTAAAAAAAATATTGATAGTATTGGTAGGCACTATGCTTGGTATATTGTTTCTGATTATTCTAAAAATGTTGATAAAAGTGGGGAATATAAAGCTGCACTTGAAAAGGCAAATGCAACTATTAATTATCTTTTAATGATTAATGGTGAAGAACCAATAGGAGGAATTGATAATGAGCGAAATGTTTGAAAAAATTAAAAAATATTATGAAGAAGGACTTTGGTCTGAGGAATGGGTTAGAAAAGCAGAAGGTAAATGGTTAACTCATGAAGAAGTTGAATTAATCTTAGGAAAGAACTAAATATTTGCCGTCATAGTGACTGAGTAAATGGTTCGCATTTATGAATGGTGGTAATCATAATAAGTTATCATATTCATTTGTGTATCTCAGTAGTCGGTTTAACGATTTATTTTAAATATAATGCCGCTGGGTTAAGTGGCTCAGCGGCTTGACTTTTGTATAAAAATATGTTATAATAGGAGGGAGAAGAATGGAACAAAGTTCTATTAAATCAACAATCGACCCTATTAAATTAGAGTCAGAAATTAACAAAACTTCTTTTACTCCCGCCTTTATGGGAAAGCTTGATATTCTCGCCGATTTGGGAGAATTAATTTCAACCACAGGTATTACAATAGATGATATTGAAGTATCAGATGAATTACTTGAAGAAATTAATGAAGCATTAAAAGACGTAAATCCTACTGTTAAAACACAGGAATCTGTAAAAGTCTATGGACCTAATATAAGAGCAAGAAATTCAAAAGGTGAGTTAGTTGCTTTATATGCAGGGAACGGCGGCGGAAAGAGAGAGTTCTTATCGAAAGGAGTAAATAAAATTTTAGGAGGGGATAAGAATGGCGGATAAAAACGTAAACATTCAGGATGAAGCTGATTACTACTATGACATGACCCCAACTGCGGAAGAAATTGATAATATATTGGTTGACCTTGCTGCAGCCTTGAAAGACGTCGGAGAATTCGATGTTGTTAAAAGAGTTAAGGCTATAAATGGAGAAAGAGCTAAGTTTGTTCTTGGAGAAGGTGGTGGCGGGAAGACAGTTATTCCCGGTAGTTTAGATTAGCTTGTTGCGGCAGACGGACACGGAAATGCAAAAGCAAACTCTGGTTATTTATTTAGTAAAATGGGTTCAATAGGAGAACACTTTTCAAGCGCTTCATTATTAGAATCTAAATTAGCCGCAATGAAAATTGAATTAGCAGGAACGAATTCAACAGAAGATTATTGGGAGAATCCTCATAGCGGTATATTAGCTATGACTTGGAATCCGCTTATACAATTTCTGGGTGATGCCGTAAAAGGCTCTCCAGTTTTTTCTATGAAAGGAAAGGGAATTATTGATATTGATGGCGGTACACAATCTCATTCCAATGGAACAAGACAGAAAACAGGTTCAAGTCGTTATATTCCTTGGATGTCTGAATAGGCATATAATTACTATCATAGTACTGCGTCACCGTTTTTCCCATCTACAAAGAAGATGGACGAAGATGGATTGATTTATCCATACTTTATGATGAAAGAAAGTGCAACTGCACTTCTTGAAGGAAGCTCTTTAGTACACATTTGCGGCGGCAGCTCTTTGTTTATGGATGGTAATGCAGATGTAAGAATTACCGGTGGCTATGCAAACGGTGGAAATTTATATCAGTATGGTAGAACTTTTGTTGAAATTGACCCAGGTTCCACAGTTATTATGTCTCCTTTATACAAAGATAATGATTATGAGACAAAGCTGGCTCAATATACTCCTGTTTTTATAGTGACCCCAGGAGCTACTGACCAATTAGGACAACTTATAATTAGTGCGCAAGGAAAATGGAATGATGATGCATCTGAATATGGTTCATATAGGAGCTATTATCATAAAACAATATATGATACGATTATTAATTCTGGAATTAATACTGTATTGAGATTTTCATCAGAGATAGACGGTAGCTTTCTTAAAACGGATAGACAATATAGATTTGTTCGTTCTAAATTAAGTTTTAAACCCCTAGACTTGGACCCATTATTTGGTATGCTTTGGAAGGTAAAATAGCCTTCTATTATGTTGCAAGGAAAAACAAACTTTATCATTGGAGACGAAGGTACGGTCGGAGTAAGAATGGCGGCAGAGAATGGCGGTCAAATTGGTATCG